CTTCTGCTGTAGCCGTCCACGTTGATAAATCTACTTTCTCTACCCAATCTGGGCAATATTCTTCTCCCTCATCTCTTTGTAGATTGATGCAATAAGCTCTGTTTTTCATAACATTAAATAATAGTTCGTGGGGAAACAGGCGCTTAGTCTGATGCTCATATTCAGGTAGACCACTCCACCGTAAACCTACACGATGCGGAACTATATTTGCTGTTACAGGAATATAAGGAGAGCCATCAATGTCTGCCGAACTTTGGTAACCAAGTTGAATCGGTGCTGACATAGCAGGCAGATAAAAATCATGTAACACACCACAAGCCGCTTCATGCTCTACTACAACATCCACTCCATCAGCATGACGCAGTATCTCAGCTAAGGGTTGTTGACATGACACAATTACCTTACACCCTAGTTTCTTTAGGTCACGAGCGTATCGAACTTGATGTATCTGATCTCCAAGGCCACGTTCTAAACGTAACAGAACTGTTACATTCTCTTCGCCATCCCAAAGAGGTTTATTGGAACCACAATGAGGATCGCCCCATACAAGGGTCTCGCGTCCTTTATCTAACAGAAAATACCCGTCTTGAACTTCATCATCACTTAGTTTTGCCCAACCAGCATTAAAACAAATGTCACTGTCATCTGGATAATGAGAGAGATTCAAATAAGCTAGGCGTTTGGATTTCTTAAAGTCTCCAGCCATAAGAGCATCATGCTGATACGTTATCGGCATCTTCTCTTTCTTTGGTTCTGGTTTATCATTCCAGAACTCACCACCTTGATAAAAATTCCAAAGAGTTTGACCGAGAATATGTTTGGCTGAGTATTTCCGCTTGCTAAGTTTACGACGAACCTTATGAAGATCTTTAATCCCCCAAACCTCGTCTACTTCTTTACTGTCGATGATATTATCGAAATCATAAATAAAAGGATCAATACCAACAAAATCAGCAATACGATCTAATTGAACTTGAGGATTGTCCACAAGATCATCATACTCAATAAACAGAAAACTATCTGGGTATTTTTCGTATCCAGATTTCATAATTTGATAGAAATCAAATAAGTAGTTGGCTAACTTACCACGTTTACAAAAATCTGTGATGTTATCTGGTCTATCTTCTTCTGACAACGATGCCTTAAATACATCATCTTGAGCGGCTGCCTTCATCAATTTAGCGAAAGATGCTAAGCATTCAGCGACAGGACGCACGGTGGTTACAATCTTTACATCGCCTTGTACCATCATCATAGTTTTTATAATTGATGGATCAGCCCAACTTCTATTTTTATCAAATACTAGTTTATCTGTGTCGTAGCGGTTATTTTTAATACCTCGCAAAATACGGACTATATCATCTTCATTTCCACCGCTGGCCTGTGTCGTTGGATGCTCCTCCCACATCCTCACCGCTGCACCCATGGTATCACACAAGTTAGAAGTGACGCTCGCGTAGACATCAGGTCGCTGATTCAACAACGATGTAAGTAATGTGCTGCCAGATCGAGGCAAGGAAGCTAGGAAAATCATTTTGCTTTAAATGCCTTCATTCCAGAAGAGCCATGACGACCAGTGATTCCCCATCGGGTTGAGAGATCATTAGGTACATAAATCCAATCAGTATCTGACCCAACTTGAACAGGAGAAGAATAGTCAATACCTTGCGCAACATTTAAGCCAAGATATCCCACTCCACCTTTACCCCATGTCCAAAGTGTGCCGTCTGTTTTGAGCGCTGCTGTATGCCTATTACCTGAACTGCAAGTTGACCAATTGGTTAAAGAACCTACTTGCGTCGGAGTGGTTCTCGTCACGACATCGCCGAGACCTAATTCACCGTAGGCATTTTTACCCCACCCCCACAAAGTACCGGTTGTCTTAATAGCCACATAGCCCTGGATTCCCCCAATCAATATAGCCCAATCAGTATCTGACCCAACTTGAACTGGAGAACTCCGATGCACTGCATCACCGTGACCATTTTGACCATGTTGTCCATCCCCCCATGTCCAAAGTGTGCCGTCCGTCTTAATCGCTCCCGAACTATTGTTTCGAGTCCCAGCTACAGCCAGCCAATCGTCGAGTGCGCCTACTTGTGTTGGACTTGACCGAATATAACTATTTGGGTACGAGTTTTTGTCATCTGTACCAAGTTCCCCTACCGAATTGCGTCCCCACGACCAAAGCGTTCCATCAGATTTGACCGCAAGCATTCCGCCGCTTTGGCTCATTTGAACATCACCCCAATCGGTCAAGGCACCCATTTGAATAGGGGAACTATAAGAGATGGCGCTCAGTCCCAGCGTGCCGAGGTAAGGATAGCTGGTATTTGTTCCACAAGTCCACATAGTACCGTCTGTCTTAGTAGCGTGCATACTCGCCGGTCCTGCCCAGACAGAAGTCCAATCAGTATCTGACCCAACTTGAACAGGGGAACTATAAAGAATACTTGTATTAGTCCCTAATCGCCCACCACCACCATCACCAAAACCCCATAGAGTACCATCACTCCTTATGCCGTGCATCCGTGCGCCTTGTCCAGAAACAAATATCCAATCGTCGGCATCTCCAACTTGAATAGGAGAACTCATATTCGTTCTCACTCCAGAGGCTAATGTCCCAGACGCATTATTGCCAGAACCCCACAATTGATAGCCACCAGCACTACCAGCACCAGCAGCGCCCATCATTCCTCTTTTAATATTAGGCATTATGAACTCCCTTTTTTATATTAGGCATTATGAACTATCCGCACTGGCAACCATACCATGCCAAACTGTGCCGCCATCCGTTGTTATGAAAACTAGAATGTCTAAACCACTGCTAGTTAGGTCTGGCGCAGTTGCCGACGCCCAATCAACAGCGGCGGGCCAAGTCACGGTTTGTGATCCTCCATTCGTTAGAAAAAGAGTAAAGCCACACAGTTCATCACTTGCTGTAGGATTACTAAACGTAAAAGTATTAGCAGATGTATCGACTGTAGCTACAACATTATTACCCAGAGTTAAATCAATATCTTGAGCGCCGCCCCCTGTAGCACCGATAGCATTAGTAACTTCACCGTAATCCAGAAGATTAGCTCGTTGCAAAGTATTATCATTAAGATTTAAAGTACCAGCAGAACTTAATGACATTTTTTCAGTAGCAGTTTCACTCGCAGCCGTTTTGAAACTTAATTTAGTGGCATTGTTGCTGCTGCTAAAATCTCCTTCAGAAATGGCTGCTATACCAGCGGCGACAAGGATAGCATCCGTGCCAGCGGCCTCGTCTGGGGCTTGAAAATCTATCTGACCCAGAACATCATTCGCCGCAATATCGAGTTCACCTGTTTGAAGGGTTAGGATAAAGGGGCTATCATCACCTGTTGCACCAGCTTGTTTTAATTTTAAGCCTACATCCGCAACATGAGTGACCGTAATATCATTGTCCGCTCCCATGTTTAGAACGGCTGAATCCGATACTAGACTAAGATCGTTACCAATCTGTAAATCGTTTAAGGCATCTGCTACAACAGCGCCACCACCCGCACCATCACCATAGATAATTGCGCTGTTACTATTTTGTACCGTAACATTGGCTCCACTACCCTGTGTAAAAGTAAGCGAATACGGCCCACTTGATCCAGCATCAGTGGTTGCATTAATAACAATAAGAAATACCTTGGTGGTATTGGGAGCAATTGTGATCGTGCAGGCTTGGCTTAAAGAACCTGTGAATTTAATCACACGATACATACCGTTCTGAAGATTTTCAGTGCCCGTCCCAGGCGATGCTTCCCGAACGGTGAGGGTGGCTGTAGATGCATCGGATAAAGCCACGGCAGTATATGCGACAATACGATCCATAATATCCCAGTTGAAATTACTAATCGTACCCCAGGTTCCAGACTTTTCGCCTGTGGTCATTTCCTCTATGCCAAGAGATGTTGAAAAACTACTAGCCATAATCTTTTCCTTACTACGCTGCTATTTCTGTCCAAGTTGTTGATTGGCCTGGGACAACAAGTCCCCACACGCGTGCCGATCCCACACTACCGGTGGCCGAAACTCCCGTTACTTCCACTATTTTACCAATTGCTACGGTTGTCGATCCAACCGCTGATGCCCCCGCAACACCTGTTACAGAGACATTCGCATTCCCTACCACTGTGACAGAGCCAACCGCTCCTGTTCCCGCAACACCTGTTGCCGAAACAACCGCTGTTCCTGTCACACTAACGCTGTCAACGGCTCCTGTTCCCGCAACACCTGTTGCCGAAACAACCGCTGTTCCTGTTACTGTTACACTTCCGACTGCACCAGTTGCAGAAACACCCGTTACGCTGACATCAATATCGGGCGCTTGTCCCCATAGTCCTGAACCCCAAGATTTCCGCCCCCAGCCTATTGTTGTTGCATAAACGCTGCCAACCGCTGATGTCCCCGCGACACCCGTTACTTCCACCGTTTTGCTAATTGCTACGGTTGTCGATCCAACGGTTCCTGTCCCTGCAACGCCCGTTACCGAGACATCCACATTCGCTGTTCCCGTTGCCGTAACGCTACCAACGGTTCCTGTCCCTGCAACACCCGTTACAGAGACATTCGCTGTTCCCGTTGCCGTAACAGAGCCAACCGCTCCTGTTCCCGCAACACCTGTTACGCCGACCTCAGCGTCGGCAGACAACCCCCATCTGTTTGAACCCCAAGTGGAGCGTCCCCAGCCGACTGCCATAATTTAAGCTATGCGGATAATCGCGTTTGACGCATCAGCGGCAGGGAATTGGACCGTAAAGGTTCCTGAACTGCTAGATTTATCCGCTCCAAAATCAAGAACAATACAAGAGGGATCACCGCTTGCGGTATCGTTATACAACAGCGCGCCGCGTGCTGTAATTGTTGACGAAGTCCATGCCGAATCAGCAAAATCCGTTAAAGCCGTTGTCCCACTCGTTGACGGATCAACTCTTGTCAACGTATTTCCCGCAGCAGAATACCCCGCCCCACTAACTTCATTAGTGGCAGTATACGCCGTGGTTGCGGCGGTAAAGCCAGCACTGTCGGTGTATAGAGCCAGCTTAAACGTGCTGCCGCCTGAGTTTTTAAAGTTATGTACAGCCTCCAACAATTCACCTTTGAAGGAAGTACACATAAAGTTGCCAGTAAACGCCATTTATTTTCTCCTCAAGAGATTGCTTAAATCTTTGTAGCCGCCTGCGAGTGCAGTCTGAACACAAGTATCCCGCTCAGACTGCATAGCCTGGGATATGTAGAAATGAACAACGTGCTGCATCCGCAGACGAAATGCCTCAGCTTGTTCACGGATAACGGGTGGTGCATTTTCACTGACATCAATCAACTTATTACAACATAATTCAGTTAACTGATTCGCCGACAATCCTCCATTCCGACTGGTCGTCACAACAACTGGAGGAACTGCCCCTGTTTTCATACTAATCATGCGGCCTGATTCGGTCCTGCCGTTACAGCGGGTTCTCCATTACGATAGGAATCTCTTCTATCTGAATATCCCCCGATCCGCTTCACATCCTCAAGCGCCGCACCATATCTACCCAAATACAATTGGAGTAAATCCTGCTCCCCCTTCATAAATGTGTAGGCTTCGACAAGACATCCATAGAGAAGGACAGGATCGGCATTATCCCCAAGCCATGTCGTGGTGTTGCTGGAAGAAAGACCTGTCGGACTGTGTTTGTAATGAAGCTCCGCTGTGTAATTTGCATCTGGAATAGGTGTCAGGATAAAAAATGAACTATCAAAATGTCCATAATATTCTGGCTGCCCCGTCACATCCGTATCAGGGTACGCTTCACGCATAAAAGAAACATCTTTAGGTAAAAGATAAGTGTATTCATTTCCCGTACTGATTGTTGCTAATGATTTCGTAGAAAGAAAATCACTTGGCTTGGCGAGATAACTATTGCCACTCGTCATTGTCCCAGTAACGTTTTTGTTAAAGTAAGGAAGATCAATATCAAGAAGAATCCTGCGCTCTGCTTGAGCGATAAACAGATCAATCTGGCCGACGAAGGTCGTTTCTGTATTTTCGGTATAATCTTTAATCGCCTGCACAAGTGTCGAATAATTCAATTTGCCAACTCCTTGCGGCTTTCCATACCGTTTAGTTCTAAAAGAGATAAAATATACTGCGCGAAAAGCTCCGCATGTGAATCGTCTATCAACCCAGAAAACCTGACCCCAACCTCAAATCCGTTACGGCCCCTCTCTATCCCAATCGAATAATTAATCCCAGGCTCCTCGGCAGCGGCCTGCATCAATCGCACGGAAATGACAGTGGGAGAAATCATGTTATTTCAACCGTCACTGTCCCCACGCCACCCGTGGCCTGACAGCTTTCCTGCGTCGAAAAACCATATAAACTTTGCAAGGAATTATTATCTCCAACAGGTGACCAATTCCACACAAT